AGGCATCGTGTACTCTGTCGTACCAGCGGTTAAAACTTGAGAGCCTTGCTCGATAGTCCAGAGATTGATGCCCCGATTCGCCCATTCAAGCGACATGAAGTTCATGGAGCGACGGGCAGTCTGAAGATCATAGCCGGTACGCAACTCCATACCCGCCCGTTCGAAAGCCTCTTCTACGAGTTCCCGAAACTCAGGGTTGAAAGTTGCAACACCGCTCGTAGTCATTAGGCCATCCGACCTTTGGTTTTACCGCGAATAGCGCAACCATCCCGACCGCCACGGGTCATGCCACCCTTGCCGTAGGTCATGCCACCACCCATCATCTTTCCCTTGCCGTCCGCAGCAAAGAACGGAACCTTTTCGCCGTCCTTCTCAACCATCTTGAGGCTTCCGCCTTTGTTATATCCCAACATACCGCCTGTTCGTGCGGTACGCATTTTTTCCATTCCCGGCAAAGGGGCAGGAGGAGGCGTTGGCTTTGGCTGAGGTCTGCGCGGCGGAACTGTACGACCGCCACGATATTTTTCAACATCTTTCATTTTGCTTTCCTCCATCATGTTTTCCATGTCATCATCATCGCGCATGGATTCACCCTTGCGCTTCTTACCGATGCCAATAGCAATGACCATCATTGGTCCACCTTTATGTTTCATGTTCGTGTCCTCCCACGAATAGCACAACCATCAATAGAACCACCCATACCCTTTTTGATCTTGCTTGCCTCTGACAGAGCAATAGCAATTGCTTGCTTGGGTTTCTTTACTACTGGACCTTTCTTGCCAGAGCGAAGTTCACCCTTCTTAAACTCGCGCATCACCGTGCCAACCTTCTTTCTTTGACCCGGTTTTGTAATCTGCTGTTCCATGTTCGCTCTTGAGATCGCCACGTTATTTGCCTCTTTGTCTAAACGGTCTTACTTTTTTCGCGATGCTTTTGGGCTGCGAGACAAATTGCTTACCTTGCGCTTTACCTCGACGTTTCGCAGCCGTTGTACGAGCGTATTCTTGAGAACTGAGACTTTTGATCGCAGCCTCTGGTAAATATCTTTCACCTGTATCAGAAGAGCGTTTTCCACTTTTTGTCCTCCATTTTTGATCTCCCCATGCTTTCAGTGATCGTTGAGGTTCACGCATGACCTACATCCTGTTTAATAAAACGTCTTTGACTAATTAAACGTGAATAATCCTCGGGGCTATAATTTTTGTAATAGCCTAATTTCTCTAAGGAAAAAGATGCTGAGTTAAGTTCCGACAACGATTGAATGAAAACAATGGTTTTGTCGATTTGATAAGACAACAACCAAACATCCTTCTCAATAAAAGAGAACCACCTATTTAGTGCCATACAAGCAGCATCTAGTTCTAGGTACGTTTGATCTGGATTCTCTTGAACACAAAGAACTACTTTGTGATCTCCGAAGTTATCCACTTCGCGATGCACGGTCTCCCAGAGATTCTGACTTTCCACCACTTTGACTTGACCTTGACTCCAAGCCTTTTTGGCAAAAGGACACTCAGCCAAGCCAGTCTCCGTATTCGGCTCAGATAGTTTGTACACCCAATCTTTTATCCAATCAGTCACTTGATTGGACCTCCGTACAACCATGCTCTACAGGTACGATCTGCGGCGCATTTGAAAGCAAAAAGTTGGCAGTATCCAAGATCTGCAGACTCTAGGGTTCTAGAGCGATTCTCTGCCATGTCCTCTGCAGATTCGTAATCGTCATCCAAACCAAGGTGATTTTGAATACAGGCTAACATTTTAGGAGTTTGAATGAAGGCAGCACAGTTTCCACATCGGGAAGTCTTGGCTTCAGAAATAGAAATGCCCCATAAATCCGCAATGCCTTTCCAAAATTTTGGATTTGATTCACCGGGATTCATGGGACCATATCCGCGCTCTTTGATGGCAATGTTTCTATTCTTGATATTTAAGGAAATATCAACGGTTGCAACAGGACATACATCACCATCCTTGTAATCTCTTACAAGAGCCTGACCTACCGCTTTGTTGCCACGAGCCATACAAAGGCACTTTAAGAATTACTTCTTACCTTTCTTTATGGGTTTCCCACGAGCCATCTTGCTCATGCCACCACGACCCATTTTCATAGTGTCTCCACCACGACCCATTTTCATGGTGTCTCCACCACGACCCATCTTTTTCTCTGTCTTGCCTTTCATTAAGATCTCCTATGATTTGTAACCACCGCCCTTCTCCTTGTATCTTTTTGCAAGGAGTTGAGCCTTTCTTGCAGACCACTGACCCGCCGCCGTGCCTTGGACTGCAGAACTTTTAATCTGGTTGAATAGACGTTTACGCATTTCAGGTTTTGTGTAATTCCCTGAGGCGTTTACTTTGCTTTTGGATTTAGGCATGACGTTCTCCAGAAAAGATGTTGGTTGCTATTCGATCAATCTTTTGTTCCAGTCGATCTAAACGATCTATGAGTGCTTTGTTATCGTCTCTGACCTCAGAGCGAGTAACATGATCTCTAGCAACTTCCTCGCGGGTCTTATTGAGGAGAATGCCAAGTCGCTGAATTTCTGAGAATTTCTCTTTCACAACCCAACCCAAAACAGCGACAAAGAATGTCAATAACGCATTCCAAACCATAATTTCCATGATTCAGCAGTTCCATGCTTTCAGGGACAACGCTTTTCGCGTTGGTCGTCCTTTCTCATCTTTCATAGGACCGGGCATACCAGACATTCTGGCGCAGAAAGATTTACGTCTTGCCGCATCTTTCTTGGTCTTTGGATGAGGTGCAGGAGGCTTTAAGCCCGGTTTACCGGGATTAGCCCGATTGTAAGAAGCCCTGCCTTTAGCGTTTAAACCACCAGCAGGGTTCTTACCTTCTTTCCTTTGCCATGCTGGGGTTTTAGCCATAAATTACCCGCAAAGAACAGTAACTTTAGAAACTTGTTCCAACGTCAAAGTCGCAAAATCATTGTTGCCACTTTTGGTTGTCAAGATCCCTTCGGGAGGAATCATGACATCGTTCGCGGTGTTGTCGGCTGGGGTGAACACCTTGAGCAAAGTGGTGTTGTTGGGCTTTGCGGTAAAGACAATGGAACCGGCTGTGCCAGTGGCAATGTAAAGCAAACCCTTGATGCGGGTGCGAGGAAACGCCAAGTCCCCACCGAAGCCAATTTTTATGCCGCCCGTGGAGGCTGCACTGATGCTGATGCTGTTGACGCGGGTGTAGTAATTGGTCGAATAAACCACGCTTGCGCTGGGTCCAGTCACCGTTTCTGTGGCAACTCCGCTGTATCCGGTGGAGCCAACCTGAACGCCTGTGATGGTGAAGGTCTTATCAGAGTCTGCACCGTTTGAGGTGATGGAAACCTGATAGCCGGTCCCATATTGACCTACCTCATTTGCAAGAAGAGCGATGTTCCCGGACGATGCAATCGTTGCAGAAGCGCGGAAATAATCATCGTCGCTGGTCGGATTGACCGCCCAGATATCGTACTGTGCTGCCATGGAGAATCCTCCGTTTAAGGGTTAAACGGTGACGCTCTTGTGCAATGCGATGTAAGCAGTCGTAGCGCCAACTAGAACCTGAATGAAGCCCTGTTGAGCCGACACTGTGCCTGAAGCCGCATTGATCACTACGCCAATTTTGGTGCTACCCACCGTTAGCGAAGTGCAAAGGAGATTAGTGATCGTGCCGGAAGAGGCAGTCAGGACGGTGCCTGATACGTTTCCAACGAAACCGTTAGTTGAAACTACTGGGCCTGAAAATTTTGTCTGAGCCATGTTAAAACCTCGTATGCGAGTTGCCCATCAGTCTGCATACCGTCAGCCGGGTCTGTCTGATGGGCTAAATTGTCCCGGTAATCCGATTAAACACCACAAGTATACGAAAAGAAAGGGGGACTTTCGCCCCCCTTGCTTTGCCTTGTGGGCTATCAGGTCGAACCCGGTGACCCATAAACTCCAAGCGGGTCAGAGACACCGAAGGAGTAACGCTCACGAGCCTTGTACCGCACGTTTCCGGTATCGAAATCCCCATCCATGGAAGTCGAGAGCGGGGTACGCACAAAGTGCTTCATACCGTTCGGGACATCCGTGATGAGGAAGAAGGCATTCGTGTCAGTCAGGAAGTGATTGACCGAATAACCCTCCGGAATCGCGCCCATATTTCGGATCGCGTTGATGTCGTTGTCAGCGGTTGCCGTGCGGAGAGTGGTCTCCATCAGGCGCTCTGCCACGAACATCAGGTTTGAGGGAACAACGAGACGACGAGGACGAGCGGCAATCAGAAGCCCACGCTCATCCACATAGTTCGCAATCGCGATGATTGCGTCTTCCAACGAGGTTTCGTTGAGGTCTGCGCCGACCGCCGGACGATTGGCATTGGTGCCACCGTTGACGAGCGGGTGAGCCGTGTTGAACAGCGTGACACCGTCTCCCGATTGGAAGGTGGTGAAGCCGTTGTTCAAAAGGGCTGCAGCCTTAACCTGCTTCGTATTTGCCATACCACGGGCAAGTGCTTTGGTATAACGAGCAGAGAGTTGGTCATAGAGGTTGTCCTCCATGGCTTCCTCAGTGATCGAAAAGCCCATAGCAATCGTTTCGTGGTTGTAACGAGCAGTCCAAGCCTCCTGCGCGTTGTCGTAGGCAATGGCTTGACCTTCCTGTTTGACAGGGGCTGTGCCAAAACCAGACAACTTGACTTCCTCTTCGAAAGCCTTTTCAGAGTTCTCGGTCTCATAAATGAGCGTATGCTCATCTTCGTACTTCTGGTACTCCAAGCCAAAAAGGGCATTAAGCCCCGGCAGGAGTTCCTTCAGCATTTGTGCGCGTGAAATAGCCATTTCTTAGAACTCCTAATTAAGCGGTTACGCTACTGTAATAGCCGTGGGTCAGAACATTAAGTTTGACCAACAACTCACGGTAGATCGTGAAGATGATCGTTGACGATGCCGGAATAGCCGTGACCGAACCCGGCACATCAATGGCCGCGTTGATCGTGACCGAAGTAGCACCCGCAGCGGCAGCAGCCGTTACGAACGAACCCGTCTCAATCACCTGACCATTGCTGGCATAGTAAGCCACACTGGTTCCTACAGGGATAGCCGAAGCAAGACCCGAACCCGTGAGGGTGATGGTCGTGCTTGAAGACGAACCTGTTGCCGTGCTGGAGACTGAAGTCTCCGGGACCACCCCGACACAACGCAACGGCAGAATCGAAGTCACAGGGGTCGCCGTTGGCGCGAGAATCGCGTTTTTGGAGTTGCCTGTGCTAGTGCTGCCAGTGTTGTCGATGCAGGAGAGGTTGGTTCCGACCATCGCGTAAGCGCCAGAAGCCATCACCGTCGTTGCCGAGCAGACCGCCGCCTTGAAGACAGCATCCGGATCGTCAACCACATAGGCCACCGCGTCACCAGCCAAAGTCGAAGCAGGATAGTATTGGCTAAACCGCTTCGTCTTCGTGACCGGATCAGTATAGGAGCAACCAAAGAAAACACCCGTGATGGCATTCGATGCCGTGGTGGCACCGATTGTTGCACGAGTCACTGAACCTCTAACAACTTTGACGAAATCACCGTAGAAGATGTCCGTTGCAAAGCCGTATTGGATTGGGTACATGCGAGTAGAACCCGCAAATACTTGACCGCCGATGAGGTTAATCGGCAGGAACCCATAGGGTACCGTAACGTCAGTTCCTGAAGCCATTTAAGTTACCTCTAAAAGTGAAAAGAAAGGAATTATCCTCGCCCAAAACTAGTGCGCGTTGAACGCTCCGGGTTAAGGAGCGGCATACGCGGATCGTTTTCCCGTAAATAACTACGGTCCACACCTTCAATCTGGCGGTCAGAAAGTTCTTGGTAATACTTTTGGCGTTGCATCATCTTCTCAAGAGGGGCTTTGCATAAGAGCAAACCACCGACTTCGACGTTGCCTTTGAACTGAGAATTTATGTCAGACCTGATCTTCAACTCAGGATGATCTTCTGCCTTAACAGGTTCCCAGCCCTCACGCATTTGACGAGAGACGTTGGTGTTATCCGAACGTCCCAAAGAAGAAGTGCGAATCCAACGGAATACCCAACCATCTAATGGTTCCGGGATTGGAAGTGCGGATTGCGGCAACCAAGAGTCGCTGGGACGCGATTCGGCTGCACGGTCAATACGAATTTTGCGCTCATCAGCCATTTGAACTCTCCTTGATGAGTTGTTTGGCGTACTGCTCGGGGGTGATGCCAAGTCTCTTAGCGAGAGAAACTTGTGAAGCAGTCAACTGGATTTTGCGTGGTTTGGCTCCGTTGTTACGATTTGCAGAAGCGACCACGGTTGCTGGGGTGCGTTGAGTTGGTAAAGGGACCGATTGGGTTTCCTCGTCCTTCTCAAAGTATTCAGGGAAACGCTGTTTCATGGCAGCGTCGATCTTCTGATAGTACTCATCGGTGTCAGGTTCAACGCCCTCTTCACGGATGAGTGTCTCATGAATGCCGTAAGCCAAAGCAGTCATGGAGCGGTTACCTTGAGGTCCGAACCATGGATTGTTTTTGGTCCACTCCAAAGCCTTTTTACTAGGCTGTGGAGCCTGCGGCTGGACATAGTTCTGTGGAGCAAGTTGAGGTGCAGCCTGCGTTGCTTGCTGAGGGCGACGAGACTGAAGCACTCGTTCGTGCTTTTCGGCTTCACGGAACTCTGTCTGAGCGTTTAAGAGTTTTTCTTGGGCATTGATGATTTGTTCTGGATCACCGGCCTCATAAGCAGTTTTGTAAAGAGACTTTGCTTGATCCACGGCTAACGATGCACGGGCTTTGATCTGGGAAACTAAGGCTCCCTCCCCGCGTTGGATCAAGGATTCGTATTGTTGATTTTTGGCAACAACTTGTTGTGCGAATCGGATTGCCTCTTCACGCATCTTTTCAGCGGCTTCCCGCTGACGATTGGCTTCATGATGTTCGAATTTGACTTTGGCGATGCGTTTGCGAACTTTTTCGCCATAACTCATCAACTCATCATCATCTTCGGGTTTAGCAGGTTTCTTTGGAGAATCATCAATGATCTCTAATTCAAATTGCTCTGCAGGACTTTCCTGTGCTTTGACAGGCTCCTTGTCAGGGATTTGCAGCGGGGTGGTTACCCCGAAGAATTTATCTTCACGAGACAATTCAGAGGCTTCTGCGCTCATACTTTTTCCACTCCACGCGGGTCTTCGACAACGGCTTCGACACTATCGTCATTGATAAGTCGAAACTCTTTACCATGAATCTTAAAACGAGTTCCGGAATAGGAACGCATCATGATCCAGTCTCCTTTTTTACAAAAGGGACCAGAGGGAAAACGGTCAGTGGATTTATAGGCATCAGGTCCAATCGCAAGAACAAAGCCCACGATGCTGCCAACTTCTTCGGCTTCCAATGTTGCAGAAGCCTTGAGGATGCCACCTTCTGTTTTCTCTTCTGGATCGGGGAGAGCGATGAGCAGTTTGTACCCGGTAGGTCTGGGTAACTGACTGGCGACTTTTGAGTCGTTCTCTGACATATCTTCCTGCACCTGTCGGTGTTTGCACCTTGTTGAAGGGTGTTTGCGCCCCATCGGGGCGGTTGCACTGTTTACACAGTGTGTTTGTTAAGCCGTTTAATCATCATCAATTTGTTTTGTGAGGTCAAGCAGTTCCCGTTCTGCACGGGCTAACCCCTCTATGACACCACAACACCTCTTGTACTCAGGGAAGTCCTGACAGCCGCCGCCTGCGATATGGTCAGCCATATCGTTCATCTGCTGGCGGAGGGACTTTCTGAGGTATTCGGCTAAATTATCGCTGGCGCTTTGCATTGTCCTGCTCACGGCGCTGTGCATCTAACATGTTTCTGGCGATTTCTACGCCCAACTTGGCTCCTTCGACCTTGTCTTTGGAAGCAATCTCCTT